GCGTAACTGAACTGTTGACGTTTTACAAGTTTGAAAGTACCATAGTCATTTGACATAACGTAACCCTCATGCTCATAGGGCATACTATCATGTAAACATTGAACATTCTCTGTAGTGGTGATGCCTTCCATGATTAATTCTTTTATTTCAATTATCATATTATATAAATGAAATAAGTTTTTAGAATATCCAGTATCTTTTGCCAACTGGTCAGCATCAAGTGATCGCCCAGAGCGAATATATTTGTTGATACTTACTTTTAACTGTGCTATGTCATCATCATGTGGAAACTTCACAAATGGTATAATAGTTCTAGCAAGTGTAGTAAGTAAATCTAGTTTTAAGTTTCTCTTACCTACATTGGCATTGGTATCAATAAAGTGAACATTGTCATCATTAGTTGCCCTGTAATGAAACTGAGCACTCATATCTTTGATGGTATCACCAATATATTTTGTATGTGTTGCCATAATCATACTGTCAATCCTATCATCAAATTTGTATGTAATAGTATTTGGCGTATGATTATCTGAACCAGCATAACCAATAAAGTCGCCCTGATAAACGCCATCATTCTTTGGTAGAGTATCAAAACAAGTATGTAATATTGTCGCCACTTCAGGCACTGCCCTGTGATTTCTGTCTATGTCATCATGTGTATAATTAATCTTGACCTTGACTTTATTGAACACACTCTTAGTACCAACAAAGAATCTATTGTTCTCAGGATTGACGCCATATACTATAGCAGGGGCGCCATCATACTTTACTGATACTTTGTTTTCTTTGCTTGTCAAAAACTTGACAGCATCAACTGCTCCCTGCTTACCAGCAAGAATGTTGTCCTCTATGTGTTCAAGATGTTTGTTCTTCATATAGTCATTATAACATAAAAAAAGCAGCGTGGTCAAGAGGTGCTTCACTTTTCTAAGAAAGTACTAACTCACGCTGCGGTTAAGGATTTACATTCATTGACTTCTTTTCTGTTAGGACTCACACCTAACCCAATGGATACCTTAGTGTATGTGAGAGAGATTCGGGTTAAAGAGCATTTTCCACTGGGGTCGCTCACTCTTGCCTCTCACATTTATATAATAGTACATCATGGCAACAATACAACCCCATGTGTGCCACTTATATAATTGTCACCTTAATGGTATATTAAAAGAAAATACTGTTCTAGGCATTGATGACTCACATGGCGGGCACTCATGTAATAGAGTAGAGGGAAAAGCAATAATGTTGCCTTCTTCAACTGGAGGCGATATTGTTTCTATTACACCCATATATGGATTTGTAAAGGGAGCATAAAACTTTGTTGGTCTATGTTCATTCTTATCATAGTCAACATATAATACACATGATATTTTCATACTACCATGATTATGAGCACCATGATATTGCCCTAGTTTATATCTCTGTGCCCATAGTTCCCATGTTTCTATGTTTTGAACTGGGCACTCTCCTCTATAACGCTCTTGCAGTTCTTCTGTGAATGTATTTACTAGGTTATCTAAATCTTCAGCAAGAATTGTTGCGAAACTGTCAATATAAGGCGCTCTCGCCTGATATTTAAAATAATCTGATTCACAACTCTGAACTGTAGTGCCATCAAAATCTATTAGTTCTAGCAACTTTGATTTCTTATCTTGCCAATTTGTTACTTTAAACTTATTAATTCCTATGCCAAATAATAACAAACTTTCATTCATTTCTTTTTATAGTTCTTCCTAGTTTTTCTCTTAGGTTTGATGCCGTGGGGATCACGTTTTAATGCTGCCTTTAGTTTCTTTAAAAACTTTAAGTGGTCTGGATAGATTAACTTTTCAATATCCTTTTGAGTTTGTCTCTCTTCTTTAGTCATCTTTGTCATAAAAACGTAGGTCTGTGCCTGGAAATGGATTATCTAACCAATCAGTTAAGTCATCAAGAAATAAGTCACAATCGTACTCCTCACTTCCTGTGTATGTCATTTCTTCCAATAATGCTTCAGCAGTTTCAAGTTGCATATCAGAGACTAATTCCTCCATTCTTTTGGCATATTGTTCTTCCATTTTACCTAGCGATAAATGGCGAATTGCCTCCATTCTGTTTTCTTCCATAGTTGCCTCGGTTTTACTATCTAGTGTTTTACGTTTGTGATAGAGACCTGTGCCTCTCCTTTTGTGAATATAGTGTCAACAACACTCTGTAACCTTTTCTCTGTACTGATACCAACATTACTATACACTGGCACAAACATCTTGCCAAATGGTTTGTTGAAACCCTCGCCCTGTGGTTTTAGTTCGCCTGTCTTTAGTCTAGCAGCATCATTCTTATCAAGGCGTATCACTCTACCAATAGTCTGTGCCATAGTGATGAGATCAAGATTCCTCATCAATATTGCAGCAGTGAGTCCTGATACATTCATGCCCTCTGATAATATAGAGTGATGAAACATAACAAACTTCTTGGTAGGGTCAGCACCCCACTTGTTCATCAAGTTGAAAAATGTCTCTCTAGACACCTTCTTACCATTGATGACAGCACCAAACTTTGATGTGATGTGCAATACATTGTATTTCATATCATGGCATAATGCCTGAAAGTTTGTACCATTGACAAGTCTAGCAATGTTGGTAGTTGACTTGGCAGTGACCAATACTTTGTCCATGTGCTCCTCATTCTTGAGAGCATCAAGAATAACTGTCTTATCAATTTCTTCCTGACTACCATAATGATCTATAGGGTATTTTACTGCCTTGACTTTAGGCGGTATGATATAACCTTTAGCAATCAACTCTGGAGCAGGCACTTGAGCAATCACATTACCAAATACTTTAGTATTATTCATGCCAAGTTTAGGATTTCTGTTCTCTTTTGGTGTAGCAGTAAAGAAATACTTGCGAGTGGCATACTTTGAGAAATGTTTGACAGCGGGTAAGAAGTTCTTTTGTACAGCATTATGTGACTCATCACAATATATTGTGTCCACCTCAATGTCCTGTGCTTCCTGTATTCTGTGAAGTGAATGATATGTTGTAAAGATCAATATGTTCTTTATAGAATTGTGATACCACTTCTCTATAGTTTTTGGTTTAGTAGTCTTGAAATGATGTGTGTCTCCACTATGTACATGAAGCACATCTACATTGTCAATATGCTCAAGAAACTCTGAACATAATTGATTTGCCAATAGTATTCTAGGAGCAACAACAACTATGGTCTGTGGCACAGGTATTGTAAAACGCCACTTAGCATCTTGTATCATACACATTGTCTTACCGCCACCAGTAGGCACAAGAATCTTGCCTTTGGTCTGTGTTGTCATCAACTGTATAATGTCTTTTTGATGATCTCTCAATTCCATAGTGTTTGTGTCAATAACCATATTATAATAAAAAATGCCCCTAGAATCTAGGAGCATTGTGACAGTTTTAGAACTGTGCTAATAGTTTTTGTGTTTCTGGGTCGAATACTTCTTCAACGCCTTCAATTTCAGTAATCCACTCATTGTCTGTGGATTCTCCGATCTCATAGAGATCAATCATTTCATCTTCCATAAAAAAAAGTTTTGTGTTCAATCTTAGTATTACATATTATATGATGGTTGGCAACTACCCAACTGGAGGCGCACCAGCACCGCCATACTCAGCAGGCATGGCGTCCATATCAAATTTACTTGATGCTTTGTCCTCCTCTGATTTTCCTTTGATAGTGTTTATCTCAATAACAAGTGCCTTAATGTCATCTTGTTGCTTGAGTAGAGAAGCATAAACCATTGACTCAAGAGAAGTTAGTCTCTCATCAAGATTGCCAATGGTTTTCATTGCTGCTTGTAGTTGTTTCTTTAATCTGTCAACTTGACCCAACTTGACTTTAGTTAGTGCCTCTGTGTCAGATGTTAATGAATCGTAACCCATAATTAATTCTTTTTAATTATTTAGAATGGTGTATATTATCTCAAGTAGAGATAACCGCCCGCCCAATCACATATACTATAGAGTCTTGCTCTGTCTATGTCATCACGCATATCAAATCTAACGTGTTTAGCAGGCGCCTTCCACCCTGCTGGTTTATATACTTCGCCTGTATTCTTATCAACAAAAGCATGAACACTTATGTCATCACCAAACTGACGATTGACTTGTCTAGTTTTCATACAAACTTTATAGTATTTTCTACCTTTCTCAATAAAGAAACTAATCCTCTCATCTTCTTCATTTTCAATTTTTCTTACCCTCTCTTGTAGATATGGGTCTGTTCCTGTGACTGCTTGAGTATGAATAACAGTTCTCAAAGATTGATCTCTGTATTGTTGTTCAAGGGCACGGCAGAGTTTCTCTGTCCATTGTAATATCTTAAGTTTGTTTTCTGATTCCATTAGTGTTGTCATTGTGCTCCATAATATAAAAAAAAGATGTAAGAGCAGAGGAACAAACACAAACCCTCTCTCTTACATTCTTTATTCTACTACATTTTATCGTTAAGGCAACTTGATGTGTGACACATATACCAACGTCACACTCTACCTCTCAACGCATTGGACTTTGGAAATAACTGTACGTTGTTAGTTCCAAATCTACCCATTGCTTCTGTTTTAGCATCAGAACCAAAAGGCGATATACTCTCAAACTCTGTTGAAAAGAGTCTGTTATTGAGTATAACTTTTGCTGTCCAAAGTGCCATAACGATAAAATGTAGGTGCGAGAAACAAAATGCCGTAACATTTGTTTCCCTATTAATAATATACAACCATGTCACGCCAATGTCAAGCGTCAAATTCTTTAGAAATTATAAAGGCATCTAATCTCTCTTGTGGCGTGAGATTGACACATCGCCACCCATAGTCACCACTACTCACAACTGTAGGCATTATGTTCATAGAGAGAGTTATCCTACCATCGCCCTTGTTGTCCTCATATCCATGAGCAATTTGAGAGGGAAATAACAATAACTCGCCTTCCTTGGCAAACACTAGATTATCTTGATTATACTGTGTCAATTTATTTTTAAATATATCAAATACTGGAGCGTGGGGCGTATAAATCTTACTATCATTTGTAAATGAAGTCGGAACGTGTCCTTTTTCTCTATCAAAATTCACATAATATATGCCTGAAATATAAGAATTACAGTGATGATGAAAATATTGTTTGCCTCCATCATCAGATATATTATACCAACTGTCTGTTACTTGTACTGTCTCAGGAATATAGTCGCCTTTCACTTCCTTGGCATAATACTCTGCCTGTTGTTCAATCCAATTTGTAAATCTACCATATTTCTCATCATCTTGTAATACCGAATAATGTCCGATATGTTTTAAATCTTTTGAATTTACATTATATGTGAGAGAATTTTCATTTTGTTTCTCTACCTCACTCAATATAGTTTCCTTAACTTTGATATGAAAGGGGCAAGGTATAATGGCAACTGGCGTAGGTAATATATTTACAACTTCCATTACTGTAAAAACTCTTTTGCTATACCTGACGTATTAAAACTAACTGTTATCCTGTCTCCCTCTGTGTTGTTAATTCTACTTCCATGTTCTAACCATGACGGAAATAGATACAGGTGATTCTCTTTTATAGGCACATCATAGAAATAATCACCATATATGCTGTCCTTGATA